ACTAAGAACACGCTGTGACTGGAGTTCAGACGTGTGCTCTTCCGATCTCGATGACCGACAAAAAACAGACGAGACCGGCCTTTACGATATCCTTCATACCGCCGCTAACGACGAAATGTCTGCATACAATTTTAAAGAAATGGGGATGTACCAGATTAATATTGGCGGGAACCTTGTTTGTTTGAAGAAAAAGGGTGCTTTACTCGGACAAACAATCGGATTGCAGCCGCTAAACTGGGAAAAAATTGAGATATGCCGCGACAAGGACACAAATAGAATCCAGTATAAATTCAAACCCGACGGCGTGACCGAAAAAATATACACCCGCGATGATGTTTTTCATGTTCCGGGCCCGTCCCTTAATGGAATAAACGGCATGTCCCCGCTTGAATATGCTGCGCAAGCAATCAGGCTTGGGCTCACGTATGAAAAATTCGCGGTGAACTTTTTTAAAAACGGCGCGAATGCATCTGGAATTTTCAAACATCCAGGGTTTTTAAAGGATGAAGCATATAAACGGCTGAAAAATGATTTACAGGAACAATGGCAGGGCTTGCAGAACGCCGGAAAACCGATACTTGCAGAAGACGGTCTTGATTTTTTGCCTTTCCAGCTCAAACTCGTGGACGCGGAACTTCTTTCCAGTAAAAAATTTCAGATCGAAGACATTTGTCGCGTTTATCGCGTTCCTTTACACCTTGTCCAGAATCTAGACCAGGCAACAAATAACAACATAGAGCATCAATCCCTTGAATTCGTCATGTACACCATGCTCCCATGGTTCAAGCGATGGGAAGATTGTATCAATTGCCAACTTCTCACGAAAGAGCAGCGCGGCAACGGGTTTTACATGGAATTCAATATGTCTTCCCTGCTTCGTGGTGACCAAAAGAGTATGGCGGAAGCGTTCGCGCAAGGTCGGCAATGGGGCTGGTTATCGGTCAATGATATCAGGCGTTTGCTCAATCTTAATAAAATAAAGAACGGCGATATCTATTTGCAGCCAATGAACATGATTGAAGCTGGGTCTACTGTTGATACACAGACGAAGGCGATTGTAAACGAGGTTCACAAACTCATCGAGGAGTCGAAAAAATGAACCCATGGTTTAAATTTGTTAATTCCGATAATGGCCAAAAGGCTGAAATTTATATATATGGCTACATTGTCGATGTAAAATGGAGCCCTGACGACCCCGAGGTTACACCGCAAGAATTCAAAGCCGAACTCGACAAGCTACAAGCAGCAAAAACACTTGACATCTATATGAACTCTCCTGGTGGAAATTTGTTCGCCGGCATGTCCATATATCACATGCTCAAGCGTCATCCTGCAAATAAAATCGTACACAACGACGGCGTGATTGCATCCATTGCCTCAGTGATATCAATGGCGGCGGATAAAATAATAATGCCGAAAACCTCTCTCACTCTCGCGCACCGCCCCCTTATTGCGGGAATATTTTATGGCAACGCTGATACGTTTCTTAAAATCGCCGAAGACCTTGAAGCTGCAGAAATACCTATCGTCCAGGCGTATGTACAAAAAACCGGCATAGACGAAAAGAAAATCAAGGCCTTGCTCGCAGAAGATCGGTTTATGGGGGCAGAAGAGGCGGTCGAACTTGGCTTTGCCGACGAATTCGGGGACGAAAAAGACATCAAGGCAACAACGAACGGAAAAAATATTGTGGTAAATGGGATAGAACTCGACGAACGCCTTGCAAATAAATTTCCCAAAGAGCGAGTGCAGGCGCAAAAACCCATTGAAAATATTCCCCAAAATGTTGTTTCGGAAACGGTTAAATCACCCGACTACAGCATAATTGAGGCTCAAATAGCAATCAACCGCTCACCTCTTTGAAAGGAGGGTCTAATGGACCCCAGGAAAATTCTTGCCGATCTCGTTTCGAAACAGACGGCGCTCCTCGCAAAAGCCAAGTCGGAAAACCGTGCCTTTACCGCAGATGAAAAGACGCAGTTCGATGCTTGGCAGGTTGAAGTCGAGAACTGCAAGGCAACAATCGCGGCGCAGGATCAGCTCGACGAGACAAATGCACAGATCGCCAAACCTGCGGGCAATGCAATGCCGGTCATCGTCATCACTGCCGATCACGACAACGAAAAGCCGTTCAAAAATCTCGCGGAGCAGCTTTTGGATGTCAAAGTTCACGCCCGCACAGGTCACGCTTCCGACAAGCTCCTCAAAGTTATCAATGCCAGCGGAGCAACCGCCGGTTCCGGTGAAGATGGTGGTTTTGCGATTCAGAAAGACATCGGAAACCCCATGATGGAATCAGCCGTCAAGGAAGATCCCTTTCTTTCGCTTGTGGATTCGTATCCGGTCTCTGCAAAAGCTGACCGCGTTTCCTGGAATGCTCTCGATGAATCCAGCATCGCCTCGACAATATGGGGTGGAATCCTGACCTATTGGGCTTCGGAAGCCGGAACTGCGACAGCAACGAAACCGAAAATGAAGGAAGTTGAAGTCAAGCTTCAGAAAATTCTCGGCTTTTATTATAACACCCTCGAACATGAACAGGACTCGACGTTCAATTCTGCCGTTGTTGCGCGAGGCTTTCAGGATTCAATTCGCCGGACGCTTGCCGCCGCCGTGGTTGCGGGTGACGGCGTTGGAAAACCGCTTGGGATACTCAGCGCACCCGGTATCGTATCGTGCACCAAAGAATCAAACCAGACTGCCGATACAATCGTTTGGGAAAACATTTCCAAGATGTACCACAGGGCTTTGGGTGTGAAATCCGACTTCGTATGGCTATGCCACCCCGATCTGCACGAGCAGTTCGATTTTCTGAAACTTATTGTCGGAACCGGCGGCGTACCCGTTTATCTGCCGTCCGCAATGCCCGGAACCGTAGACACCTTGCGCGGTCGCCCCGTCCTGGACAGCGACCAGTGTTCCGCTCTTGGAGATAAGGGCGACATTTTCTTCGTGAATCCGAAGGATTATCTCCTCGTCTACAAAGGCGGGGTCCAGCAGGACGCATCAATCCATGTGGCGTTTCTGACCGCGGAGAATTGTTTCCGGTTTATGTTCCGTTGCAATGGTATACCGAAGCGGAGCGCTGCGCTTACGATCAAAAACAGTTCAAATCAGAGGTCAACGATAATCACTCTTGACGCCAGGTAACCAAAGGAGAGATAAAAGTCTCTCCCATTAAACACAAAAAGGGAATAACCTTTAACAGGAACATTTTTCGAAAGGATTTTACCATGTTGAACTTTCTCATCAAATTCAGGAGCCGCTTTATCCATGCGGTAAAAACTACTTCGGCAGGAGCTGAAGCGTACCTTCTCCCGACAGGCGGTGTTAAAGCAATCTGTCTGCGGTGTCTCGTGACTATGGGGAATGCTGCGGACGTTGTTCTCTCGCTGAAATATGCGGATGATGCAACCGGCACAACCGCGACCGCGTTCACGAACGCTATGCCATTATATGTGAACGGCACGGCACAGACAGCGGCCAAAACCTATACGGTTGCCGACGCAACCGGAAATTTCTTCGTGGATTTCTACGTCGATCCGGCACAGATCCCCGAAGGTAAATTCGTCGGTATTTCCTTTGCCACATCCAACGCCGGGAACCTTCTCGCCGTTGAAATGATTGAGGATGTCGCATATATGCCGAAAGCATCTTAATCACCGACTAACCATGCCGGGGAAAAATCCCCGGCATTAGAAGCGAGGAATTCATGTCATCCGTAACAAATGTGAAGGGCGAATATGTAAACGGAAACCTCGTTTACACGCTCGGAAATGGCGCAAAAGTCATCTTCAAGGATTACCAGGGGAATACAATTATGGAAATCGGTCAAACACAGGTTGATTCAAACGTTCTTATCAGCTTTCCTTCGTCAACAGTCGAGCCCTGATTAATTCCGTGGAGTTGTTATGAAGTGGACGATTGGAATGCCTTCCTATAACAACTTCACGGAAGTCTATTTCACGGTTCAATCCCTACGCCTCCATCATAACCTCAAAGACTGCGAAATAGTTGTCGTTGACAATTTCGGGGACCCGCTTCTTGAATCGTTTTGCCGGGAAAAAGGAAGCGGTTTAGTACGGTATGAAAAATATACGGATATTCATGGAACAGCGGCTCCCAGAAACAGACTCTTCGAGATTGCAAAAGGTGAATTCGTTGTATGTATGGATTCTCATGTTTTGCTACGGCCAGGGTTTTTTGATGTTGATCCGATAGGACAAAACTTAATACACGGGCCAATCCTATTCAATACCACAAACAGATATTCGCTTGAATGGAAACCAAAATGGAGTCGAAATATGTGGGGTGTTTGGGCAATGAGTTTGATGCCCTACAAATTGTTCATATCTCTTAACAAACAAGAAAAGGGCAAGGCAAAAAAAGAGATTGATGAAAGAAAATTAATAATAAAAAGCCTACCCAAAAAACCTTTTGAAATTTGGGGTATGGGTTTAGGCGTGTTTTGTTGCAGGCGCGATTCGTGGCTTGGGTTTAATCAAAGATTTCTCGGTTTTGGCGGTGAAGAGGGATATATCCATGAAAAGTTTCGAAATGCTGGAAGAAAGGTTTTGTGCGACCCTTCAAAAGTATGGATGCATTTTTTTTGCAACCAAGGCAGAAAAATACCGTTTCCGTGCCCAATGATTGATAGGGTTAGAAACTACATTCTTGGATTTGAAGAGTTGAAACTGGATACCAAAGAAATTAAAAACCATTTTGGATCACAACTTTTTGATCATGCCAAACTCATGATTGAAAACGAAAATTTAAAAGAGAGGGTTTTTAATTTGATAAATAAATATGAACCAAAAATTGAAACTGCAGTGGAAAAACCAGAAGGAAATCCGACACCTGAAAAAAGCAAGGAAACCGCAGTAATGGTTCCACAGGAAATAAGGTAATTATGGACTGTTCGCTGAAACTTATCACTCCACCGGCAATCGAACCGGTAACGGTCGATGACGTCAAGCTCCATACTCACATCGATACCGATATCCAGGACGACATTCTCGAAAACTGGATTACCTCTGCGCGCATGCTCGCTGAAGATTATCAGCGCAGGGCATTCATTGGCCAGATGTGGGAAATTTCCTTTGATTCCTTTCCATGTATGCCCATCTTCGTCCCGCGCGCCCCGCTTATTGGTGTTGTCTCAATCAAAATCTACGATTACGCAAACGCTGAAACGGTCCTTTATTCGAAGGCCGATAACCCGATCACCACAACCGAAGAACCCGGGTCCGACCTTTCAACGAACAGCGATTTTCAGATCGATCTTGACAGCGAGCCCGGACGGATCGGGTTTGCTTATAATAAAATCTGGCCTTCCACAATCTTGCGTTCAATGAACGCCGTGAAGATACGTTATGCGGCTGGCTATGGACTTGAAGCCTTGGACGTCCCGGCCACTGTCAAGGATGCTATTATGCTTTATTGCGCATATCGCAACGAGAACAGGGCGGCGGAAGTCGAGGAAGCGCCGAAACAATTTTTCAACCTTCTCGCGCATGACAGGATTTATCTGTGAGCCAGGGAATTGTATATATCGCATTCGGTGAAGAATACGACAAACTCGCAGCGCATACGATTGAGAAGTCGAAGCGGTTTGTTTCTATTCCGATCACAGTTTTGACAAATCTTAAAAAGCGTAATGAAAAATGGAAGGAGTCCCCGGAGATCAATTTCGTTTTTATTGATGTTCCAACAGAAAACAACAGGGAAATAAAAACCCTCCTATACAAATATTCCCCCTACGATGAAACTCTGTACATCGACTGTGATTCCGTTATTGTTAAGAAGGGGATTGAAACCATATTTGAGCATTTCGGCAATAATGACCTAATCCTTCAGGCAAACGCAATGCCTACATGGGTTATGGGAAAACGGTATTTCAAAATATACCGCGACTGCGCAATGCAGTTCGGGTGTTCACTCCCCCTTAATATTTATCAGGGCGGGATATTTGCATTCAGAAAAAGCGAAACCATTTCGATTTTCTTTGATCTATGGAACCGATACTGGCGCGCGCGAGGGTGCGGTCGGGATATGCCTTCCCTTGCCTGCGCAGTTCAAAACAGCGGCATTTCTCATTCTGTCGTTAATAAAAAGGACCATGGTTTTTTTATCTTTGGAGACACTCCTGGAACGATCATAGTTCACCCCATGACGGTAAAAGCGCTCAGCGATCGGTTTGGTGTCCCGCGCTGCGAGTCGTACAAGGAATTTGATAAAGGTCGGCGCTCGGACTGGAACCTGGTTTTTTTCGATAACGAAAGCAACGAAATCGTTGAAAATGACTGGATCAAAGCAAAATTCGACAGGAAAAAAAGGATTCAGGAAAAACAATTCTATATATCGAAATACCTTCCAAATATCCATAACGGCGGTCTCGACATTCTCGACCTGGCTACTGGCCCCGGGGAATTTCTGGAAATTTGCATCAGCACGGGAAATAGGGCGATAGGGATCGATTACAATTCCGGAATGATCGGAAGAAATATCGACTCGCTCTATGAAAAGTACAATCAGATCCGACACAAGGAAAAGGATCTCCCCGTCATTTATGCGGACTGCGCGAAGGTATTTGAAAATCAACATCTGGGATTCTTGGGTAAAAAGTACGACGTAATAAATTGTCAACTGGCGATCAATTTCATTTTCCGAGACGTTTTTAATCATCACCCCGAACTCGGGGAATATAAAAACAACGGGGAATGGATTTTCGGGGATGTTTTCAATTCCCATTTCAATATGTTTTTCAGATGGTGTTCATGCCATTTAAAAAACAACGGCGTTCTCATGCTCGCGGCACTGCATGCCGAAAACGCGGCTGAATATTCTGATAAAATCTGTTCCATTGCCAGGGAGCATGGTTTCTGCCTGGAACAATCCGACAAGAATCTCAATCATAAATTCCGGGGGGTAACCCGGTATGCTTGAACGCCAGGGGAAGAAATCCAATGCATCGGAATTTCGGCACTACATCACGATTCAGCAGGTTGGATGCACTACGGACGGTGACGGCGGGTTTGATGATAACTGGAGCGACCTTTATACGAACATATGCGCGGCGATTTATCCAGTGCGCGCGCAACAGCTTTTTCAGTATAAGAGCATCGGGGTTGACGCGACGCACATTGTAAAAATTCGCGGGGAAACAGAAGTTTTTGAAGAACATCGGATCAAATTTGGGACCCGTAT